CTGCAAGAACGCTATTGACTCTAGCCATCGCCCATGCGTGCTGAGAAGCGCCAGGTCTATGTCCTGTTCTCCAAGCCGCCAGGCCCTTATTGTAGATGGCACGTAGAGCACTCATCGGTGCACCAGATTTTTCTGCTTTGTTCTTCAAAGCTTTGGTGACCTTGTCACCTTTTTCGTGTAGAAGAACTTCAGATATGAACTCTCTTAATGAGTCAAGCTCGAAGTCCTCAGCTCCTTCGCCGAACATTTTTTCAAATTTCTTGTTCCACTTAGACGGTTGGGTTTTTATTGTCTCTCCCGTCTTTGGGTCTTTATCTGTGGCAAAAGGTCGATAAGCAGAAGGGTCATCTGTGTCCTTCTTCGCCCGAGCTCTTATCTCTTTTTCTCTCTTTTTCTTTTCAGGAGAACCTTTTAGATAGATAGGGTTGACCTTGCTCTTCTTTTCATCCTCGCTGAGGGCACGAAGTTCCTCGAGAATGATTTCTCTAATTTTTGCCACTAAAGTATCCATCGGATTTAAGTATAACCCTCAGAGAACCTTGTAGGCCTCAAAGTGCATACCGTCAGCACGAGATGGGAACCATCCACCCCAATACATTCCATGAGCGTACGCAATCTCAACGAGTTCGCGAACAGAACCCTTTGTACCCTTGAGCGCAGGAACAACTCCAAGACCATTCCATTGCATGTTCATATCGAATGCAGTTCCCCATGAGTGGTTAGAAAGAGATGTTCTTGAGCCTCGGATAAAACGTGGCACCCAAGAACCGCCCCACGAAAGAATAAGTCCTTTGTGACCCGCATCTTCCCAGGCCTGGAACATCTTCACAACTTGTGGCGCAATTGATTTGTGAAGTTGAACCCCACCTGTCTTCGAAGCACCCGAAACTCCAACGAGCTGAGGTATTGTTACAGTAACGATATTATTGTTACCCCAACCATCTGTGATGTTGATTGCTTCTGGATTGCTCGCTGTTGGCGCCGCTACGAAAGCAAACTTACCGAACACGTTTTGACGTTCAGCTAATGACAAAGGTCCGTGCCCTGGTTTCGGTGGCCAGTTTCCTCCTGCCGCCGCGGCATCAACAACTTCTCCACTTGGCAATTTCACTTGCGTCGTAAGTGCTAGGCTCTTTGGTCCAACGATGCCATCGACATCAAGACCCTTTGCTTTTTGAAACGCTTTCGTTTCCAGCTCGGTCACGTCATCAAAAACCCCGCTGACAATGACCTTGCTCTCTGTCGTCAAACCGCGGAGGAATGTTTGCCATTTCTCGACATCAGCGCCTTTAGAACCCTTACGAAGTAGTGCCATGTGTTTTTTCTCCCGAATCGGACATAAGTAATTTATCGTCGTCGAATTATACCGCCCCGACCGCAAAAACCCGTTCCTCGGTGACGACGATATATAATCTAGAGGGTCGAGGGTAAAGATTTGCACCATGTCGGGGATTTAATCAGGTTCATCGAGGACCCCTACAGTTTCATGATGGAGAAGAAGTCACTCATCAACGAGACCGGAATCATCGTCGCCTTCGACGAGGTCACCAAGGTATACGATGTCCTCATCACTGGAACGTCCCGTGTCGTCAAAGTCATGGACCACGTCATGGTGAAGGTCGAGAAGTAATGGTATACCCGACGACACCAGGTAATGTAATCATCTACCCGGGCGACCTCGTCACGAGTAACTTTGAGAGCGATTTCATCCTGACGTACTTCCGTCCTCCGGACGTCAACGACATCTTCACACAGGACGTCAGGTTCTATCGTGATGAGATGGGACTCGTCTTGGAGACGATAACCACTCCTGATTCTTTCTATTCCCTTGGGGTCGCACGTGTCATGTTGCCGAGCGGGTTTGGGTGGGTCCCATTCAAGTGGATGAGAATCGTTAGTGAAATTCCATTCTGATCCCCGCGGGGTGACGAAATTTTCTCTTTTCGTCTCTAAAAGTATAATTGTTAGACTCTACGAAACGGAGACAACATGAACAAGAAGATTTTGGCAATGATGTTCCTCGCTCTCATGACGACATCTTGCAAGAAAGACAAAAAACCACAGACCACACAAATCACACCAGTCGAGTTTCCTTCAGACACCGGTGTCGACGGATTCAAGTTCCCAGAAGACCCAAATACCATCTACACATGGTTGAACTCAGAAGACAACGTCAGCATCGCGAAGCATGCGTGGGGTATCTGGGCAGGTCTAACGAAGGATTCCGGTCAGTCTTACAACGGACAAAAACTTCCTGTCTATGACACATGGCACGGTGTAGGAGAACTCTCGGCGGCCGTCGGCAACGGTGATAAAAACGCCGGATGCAATGTTAAGGTCAATCGTGCAAAGCTCAACAGACCAAAGCAATTTGGTCATGCTGGTCTTCAGGCAGAGAATCCAATTAATGATGATTACGTCATAGTTGAGACCGTGTCATACAGCCCAGCTTCATCTTGCTTTGCATCACAAAATCTCATCTTCAACCAATCGACCCTCAACAAGTACATGGTCAAAGATGACATTGGCAAGATTCCAGAATTCCCAGTCACGTCAATCACAACAAAACCAACTTACTACGTGACCAAGTCTAACACCGGACTCGTTCGTCTACCGGCCTGGACAACAACCCCAGTTCCAGCAAAAGTCTTTGGTAATAAGCTCTGGAATAACTGGGTCTATGTCGACCTTGACAACAAACAAGACCCGGACAAGAAGCTTGTTCCCGTCACTGTTGATAACCCAACGCCTGAACAACTCGTCGCGGCGACGTGCAACGCCAACAACTTCATTTATTTCAAGCTCGATGCTGATGAAGCAGCTTACTTGAATAGCAAACAAGACAACGGAACTCCCGCTGACCATCAATTCAGCGCAGGCGATGTTGCGCTCCTCGTCGCGATGCACGTAACAACAAAAGAGATTCCAAACTGGACATGGCAGACATACTTCTGGGTTCCGCAACCTGATTATCCAGGCGACCCAAGCTCACCAACCTATGCGAAGCTTCGTCCATCGACATTGTCACCAGCTGCAGCTCATTACGCTGTTTCTCCTTGCTATGCAATGGTCTATCCAAACCAACCAATCACCGGTGGCACCGATAAGGATGCAGAACCAATCATCTGCTATAACCCATATCTCGAAGCGGGATTCGGTCCAAATGTGTTCCAATACAAGAACACATGGCAACCTGACTTCCAATACGGTGTGCAGACGAACTGCGCTTCATGCCATGCTCTCGCAACGATGACGGGTAACCTCGGCTATTCGACGAACCAGTACATCGACATGAAGAACCCAGCTTTCAAGAACGATGTGCAGCTCGACTTCGCTTGGTCTATCCAAGGTAACATCAACGCGAACAAGTGACCCATGGATATCGGAGACCTCGTGGTCGATTACAGCTTTGTCCCAAAAGACGAAGAGTTTGACTTGGAACCTCGCCAGGCTATAGTAATCGGCCACGAGTCTCAGAGCACAGTTAGAATCCTCCGTACGGATGGACAAGTCACAACAGTTCCTCAAGCATTATTGAGAAAAGTTTCTTTGAAAAACTACTCAGACACTTAATAAAATGCTGACATGAGCAAAGTCTATTTAGCCTTACAAGGAACAAGTTATACCCAAGGAACTAAAATTCTAGGAGTATTTTCTTCAGAAGAAGCAGCTGTCGGACGATGTTTAAGACACCCCACTTATGTGTGGGGGGCCGCGTGGATTAAAGATAACAATCTCAAGAATCGCTGGACGAATGGCGAAACGCTGTTCGTCAAAGTTGAAGAACACGATATAGAATAATCTCTAAAATACTTACATAAAATCCACATGCCAAAAAAGAAGATTAAAAAGAAGAACACTAAGAAGGAAAACATCCCACATCTCATCCAACATGAAGATGAAGAACAAATCGTTTCTTGGTGGGACGCAGATTCAAATACTTGGGTAGATAATCCACTTCAAGCGACTGCATATGCTAGCGATGCCTCTGCGGAAAAAGGCATCGAAAAAATTCATTCAGATGGTGTCAAATACGTTTTAATGTACACAGTCGCAACAGAACCTCTTTTGAAAAAAAAAAGAGAGTGGTCGGAAAACCCGCCAATCAAATACATTGAGAAAAAAATGAAAAAGAAAACCAAGGCTGACATAAAAATCATTCCAGGTATGGTTCTTTTGGACAAAGCAGCTGGAGAAGAAAAACCCAGCATCGTAACGAACGTTACGGATACAGGAAGCGTGTTTTCTATCCATGCAGAATTTCCCTCATACACAACATTCGACCCGTTGGAGTCTCTCATTGAAAGAATTGAAAAGGGTCATGTCAAAATCATTTGGTCCCCCCTCGACAAAAATAAGTGAACAACTCCGCGCCGCGTTGTATGATATGAAATGGTCCCCAGTAGGGGGCAGAAAGTAAAACAATGACACAAGAAAACATGACCCCTGAGAACGGACCCGATCCAAGCACGATCCTCTGCCGCGTTGTCGATGTGAACACAGCGATTCAGAACTCTTTCCGCAGGTTTTTAGAGTCCGAAGGCAAAACTCTTGAAGACTTAGCAAACCTCATCCGTGAAGAAATGTCTCAGATGGAGCTCTTCATTCCAAACGCTCCTCCTGGCACTTCAGGCGAAGGTTGATATCCCAATAAATCAAATTCAATGAGCCTCGGTAATACGAGGCTTTTTTATTGGTCTTCGTACCACGATAGATTGGCTGTGACCGTCGCGGTGTTTCCGGTGGTTCGTCCCGCAACCGTCAAAGTTTCTCTAGGACCTATGTAAAACTCGCCGGCGAGTATCGATAGAGTCTCTGAACTGTTCGCTGCGACCGTGAACGATTTCACAAGTTGCGTCAAGGGGCCGAACGTCACACCAGTCGCTGACAAATCTGCAGCGCAAGCAGAGAGTTCTGAATTTACATAGGCGAAGTTGACAGGTCCTGACAACAACGCATTTCGGTAAACATATACGTTCAACAAGTTAGTGTTCGATGCGTTGGTGAAGTCAGCGCCAACAGAAATGTTGTATGGATCAAGTTCCACGTAACATGTCTGATCTTTGAAAACCTGGTTAGCTCTAATCGAGAGAAGTGGAACAATACTTGTGGTCACACCAGTCTTTATACTACCTGTCGCAAAGCAAGGACCGATGTTTCGATTAACAACTCCTTCTACGAATGTCGCAGCAGAAGCTCCTTTAATTGAAACGCTGGTCGAAGATCCCGCATTGGTCGCGCTCCATCGCGCGAAAGTATGTGGGTTTCGTAATACAATAGAGTTTCTTGAATTTGCGTTCTCGATCTGATGCACTGGTACTAAGATTCCCTTGTTGGGATCTTCCACGGAAAATACAGCATTACCAAAACCAAGATACTGGTATCCAACGCTGTAGATATTTCCTTTTGTCGGATCCAAAGTTATTCTAGAAGCACCGGTACCGTCTAGCTTGTCAATATTCCATTGCGATTGTGTGATGAACGTTTGATTTGGAATTACTCCTGATTGCACAATAGAGAAAGACCCTGATGCTGTTCCTGAAGTTGTAATTCCATAAGAACCAGTTAGGGACCTTGCTCGTAATGAAATGAAGTAGATCTCGCCGTCGATAGATTCAGCGTCCCAACCATATCCTAGCTGACTGTAGTCTTGCTCTCCTATCAGGAATGATGTTTGATTGACGTTCGATCCGCCTATGATTGCAAAAGTTTTTGAGACACCGTCCAAGGTTATCGTCACGTTCTCTGTTCCACCCGCGGCAGAAATTGTGAGTTTTCTTACCTCTCTCTTCGCAGTGTCGACGTGTAAGATTCCAAAGTTCGTTCCAGGGCGAGCGAAATAATAACCGCACTCTGGGTTACCGAAACCAGCAACTTGGGTCGAACCAGCGACGCCAGGGTCAAATATTGCAGTGATTTTACCGATTACTCCTTGACCAGCACGGTACTTCACACCGCGGCGCAGACGAACACCCGCAGAACCGCTAGTAGAGATACCTGAGGAGCAAGTTACGATGCCACTATCGACAGTCACCGCCGCTCCGGTGCCGATTGACGAAGTCGTCCATTGCGTCGTGTTTACACCATAGACAAAGGTCGCCTGGGCCGTCGCGATCTGTTCGGCTGAGTTAAGTGAACCAAAGGGGTTAATTGATAAAGATCCACCGGCACCGTTAACTAAACTTCTATTTAATGAATTAAATCCAGGCATAATGATATTTATTGACGCTTGTCAAGTAATTTAAGTAATTTAGAAGAATATGTCGATGCAATGGGCAGCTAACGGTGAGTACGCGACGCCTGCGTACCAGATCTCAGCGTTGCCGTATGTTTCATCATCGATAATTTCTGTCGGTCAGGTTCACACGTACAACTTCCCATACGTGACGAGATTCATCAACATCGTCAATCGCGGATCGAACGCAGGAGACAGGATAGCCATCGCATTCACGGAAAATGGTCTCAAATCGACGGTGGGAAATTTTATCACTCTCGACCAAAGCGACACAATCCGCGAAGAAATCCGTACCACCGTGCTCTATGTCTCATGCTCAGCCGGGACCAGCGTGGATTACCAAATCTTCTGTGGTCTAACCAATATCCCAACCCACAACTTCTTAACATTGACGGGTTCAAACGGTCACCCTGGAGTCGGCTGAGAATATTCTGTGTAAAGTCTCTAGTGGTAATGGTATACTAATATACAAGATGGTCAAAGCCAACCCTGGGGACCTCCTGTCCACGATGTTCAGTTATATTAACATCTGGGATGAATATTTCAGAGAATCGCTGGAAGAAATCAAGTCTCCAGGCGAGCTCCTCCTCGTCCTCGACAACACACCTTCACCGGTCGTGGAACACAGCAAGTTCTTACACTCCAAAGATTACGTCAAGGTCGTCTCGTCACGGTGCACGGTTGGATACATCTTCCAGGACAATTGTCAACTCGAGTCCATCAAGTAACACAATGGGAAACAAGAAGAAGACTTCCCGGACGAAACTTCTCGCACGAATCGTTCGCGTAAACAACACATCTCTCGACCCTCACAACAAGACCGGTGTCGTGATGGATGACGATTACCTCCACAACGGTGTCATCTGTTGCCGCGTCATCATCGCAGGAAAAGTCTACTGCATCGAAGCGGATGATTTGCAGGTCGTCCCGGTGTAAAAACAACGTGGGATGAAGTATATTAAAGACTATGGAACGGTGGTGAAATCGGTTATACACACTCGTCTCATAAACGAGCGCTTCGGCTTGTGGGTTCAAGTCCCACCCGTTCCACCAAAAGGAACCTTTAGATTAATCCTCTAAAGGTTCCTTTTTTTATTTGCTCGATTTCTTTTTTCTTCAGAACAATTAGCTTTTCAGGAAAATGATTCCATTTGGCTCTGTCTTGTTCTGTTTCGTATCCCTTTATCTCCACATAAAGAGACAATGACGGAATGTAGAAATCAGGGTAATAAGAACGAGTTCCGTTCCACTCATATGAAAAACTCTTCATGCACTTTTCTGGCATTAGTCCGGTGTTTTTTGCCCATGTATAAAATAAAACTTCCCAGCTGCCATGAAGCTTAAGACCGTCTATTTCTATTTGCTTAACTCGTCCGCGGTTTGAGCTAGTGTAAGATTCAGGATGGCACGCCACGGCTTTTTTCATGTACTCGCTGATTTTCTTTCTTTGCTCAAAAGACAAATTTCTTTTTTTTCCAGCCTCACTTATTTTTTTTCTCGTTTCTTCTGTGTGCGGTTTTCTTTGAATTTTTACTGCATTTGGATTTGATTTGCACTGTGATTCATGAATCGTAAGACTGGAAAATGATTTTCTAAAATCCGCACGTTTACAATCTTTTCTACAATGAACGCACTCAAATTTTTGAGTTGACAAACATTCATTTCTTCTTTCTGCGCTGATTCTCTTTTTCACTGTTATCTCGGAAGGATTGTCACCTTTATATTTTCCTTTTCTTGAAGGAATTTTCATGTTCGCGTTTTTTTCTGAATTCAAATCACAGCGTATTTCATGAATACTCAGTGACATTCGGTTTCGTTTTTTCGCTTCTTTTCCGCAGTATTGACAAACGTAAGCCTGTTGTTTCATGGTGATAAATATATTCCACAGAGACAGCCATATCGAACTAATTGAGCTATTCGTGTAATCTTCAGTAATCTTGAGATACAATAAATCCAATGATTCGAATTCTCGGTAAGATTCCGAACAAGGTAGTCGTCGCTTTTTCGGGGGGAGTCGATTCTGTTGCCGTCGCCGACTTCCTCATCCGGGGAAGAAAACACGTAGAACTCGCATTCTTCGACCATGGGACGATTACTTCAGAAATCGCTTTAGGATTTGCGAAGGAGTTCGCGAAACAACGTCGACTCAAACTCCACATCGGAAAACTCGAACGAGAGAAATCCCCCGATGAATCCTGGGAGGAATACTGGCGTAACGAACGTCAAAGGTTCTTCGCGTCTTTCAAACTCTCTGTCGTCACCGCGCATCACCTCGACGACGCGATTGAAACGTGGATTTTCAACTCACTTCACGGTGAACCACGATTGATGCCGTACAAGACCGGCAACGTACTCCATCCGTTTCTCATCACGCCGAAGTCCGAGTTTGTTTCGTGGTGCGAACGGAAGGACCTACCGTGGGTGGATGACCAGACGAACTACGACACTCGTTTCATGAGGAACCGTATTCGACACAACATCGTCCCAGAAGCGATGATGGTAAATCCTGGGTTGCACAAAGTCATCAAGAAGAAGTACCTTGCATTAGGTATCAGATGATTTCTCAGGGCGACCTAGTTTACTACGACAAGTGTGGTGGGATTTTCCAGATGTCTTTTCCGTTCAGCGACCCAGGCGCAGAGGGTCTCGCTGTCGTCGTCTCAGGATTGAACCAGTACACCGACGTGGAGGGAAGTGTCGTCCACTGGGTCACCGTCCTCGTCGAAGACGGAACAATGAAAAAAATCGCTGTTGATTATTTGCGAACCGCTAATTAACATGTGGCACTCGCTTCGCCCGACGTCTTTCAAATACTGAAGACGATTGGAATCATAATCCTCCTGTTACCATGGACACCCCTCATCGCGATCGGGGTCTACGTCTACTTTGCGATAAAGGGACGAAAGAAGAAAGACGAGTAAGTGTAAAACATCGGTCACCGGTGTTACATTGGTTCAGTGCCAGAAGGTCCAGAACTTCGTCATTCTCGTGACGTCCTACGAAACATCATCGTCGGTAAATCAATCGTCCGGTTGTCTCCCACCCAGGACGGGAGGTATGCGACGAAGGTCCCCGACGGTCTCGAGAAGATAATCGCTGATTTACCCCTGAGAGTCGAGTCGGTCGATGTCAAGGGGAAGTTCATGTGGTGGACCCTCACCGGGGGAGACGTAACCTGGTACATGTGGTCCACCTACGGAATGTCAGGACAGTGGTCTCGCACCCGAGGCAAACATGCAGGTTTCATCGTCGAATTTGAAGAGGGCGGGGAACTCTTCTTCAACGATACACGGAGGTTCGGGACGGTCAAGTTCGTCTCCGACCCAAAGACCCATGCCAAGAAACTTGCATCCCTCGGTCCGGACATCCTCGATGAACCTCCGGTTGACCCTGGAATATTCGCGGAAAGAATCCTATTAAAACCAACCCGGACAATATGTGAGGCCCTTATGGACCAATCTTGCATCTCTGGATGTGGTAACTATCTCAAGGCCGAGGCGTTGTTCCGGTCAGGAATATCCCCACATCGGATTGTGACGGATTTATCGTCGGAGAACATCTTGAAACTCCAGTACGAATTGTTATCTGCCGCGTGGGAATCCTACGTCGACCACGGTGCCTCAATTCGAACATATCGCACGGTGGATGGAGACAAGGGTAATGCTCAGTTCTACTTCCGCGTCTATAACATGAAACAGTGTCCGGAAGGTCATCCGGTGAAACGCGAAGACACGTTAGATGGTCGCACATCTTGGTGGTGTGAAACGTGTCAAGTGTAAAGTTACTACCGTAAGGTGTTAGGATTACGACATGGCTACAGGTGTTTGTTGTCAGTGGCTCGAGGAAATCACGAAGCCACGTTCAGGTAAGAAGGAACTAATCAATGTTTTCGATGAGAGAACATTGCAACTCGGACGTTATCGTAGTGGAAAATACCCAAATGAGCTAATCAAATCGCTCTATGTCCACAACGCTCAACGGCTCAGTGAGATGATTCCAAAGATTCACTCGGCAGGAATCTCACTATTCAGAATTTCTTCTGCGATGTTTCCGTTGGCAGACCAAGTAGACAGCATGTTGTGGAAGAATGATGAAGTTGTCGCACACTTGAACGCGGCCGGAGATTACGTTAAGTCTCGCAACATGCGGGTAACAACCCATCCAGGACAGTTCTGCGTGCTCTCATCTGATTCTGATTCCGTTGTTGAAAAAGCTTTCGTCGAGCTTAATATTCACGGGTGGATGTTTGACATGATGGGTCTAGAACACTCGCCGTATTATGCAATCAATATCCACGGTGGTAAATCCGATAGAAACTCAAGATTGATTGACCAAATCAAGTCTCTTCCCGATAACGTCCGGAAGCGTCTTACTCTTGAAAATGATGAAACGGCTTACAGCGTGATGGACTTGCTCCATGTCTACAAGGAAACTAACGTCCCTATCGTTTTCGATTCCCATCATCATACATTCAACACGGATGACTTATCAATGGAAGATGCCTTTGCTGTAACCAGTGAAACCTGGCAGAAAGGTATCAAACCTCTTCAGCATCTCAGCAATACAGAGCCTGAATTGATGAACGGTAACTTCCAGGACCGTCGCAAGCACAGCAATATGATTCATTACATACCGGATGTTCAGTTGGCCGCGTTACGTAATGATGAGGTCGATGTTGAAATTGAAGCAAAAATGAAAAATGTCTCCGTATTTAATATGAGACGGCAATTTTCAATTTTAAGATAAAATGTTAGAATTGGGACTTAATTATGAAACGAGCAATGGGGACCAGAGCATCTAAAGACATTCCAGTAAAACCTGGGGAGTGTACTGAGTTCCAGTTGCATAAGTCTCAACAAACAGCTTTTCATGGTATCCTTAGGAAAGTTTATGATTATTCGGAGTGTAGATTAACTCGTTATATCGACCGCGTTAAAGATGCACAACAAAAGCTTGTTCTCATAGCATTGCTACATGATTACATCGCAGGTCATGTTGCCATTGCCTGGAAGCGTGGTCAGCCTATTTGGATTAAAGTCAATAAAGGTTAAACAATAAACCTATAGATGACTATAATCCTAAGCATATGCTCAATGGACCTCAAGATAAATCCAGCCAATTAACCCGCGTTGTTTTTTCTCAAGAAGCGAGAAAAGAGCTTTTCATGGGTCTCAGCACAACAGCTGAAGCAGTCATGTGTACCCTTGGCCCAAAAGGTAAGACCGTTTTGATCCAAAAAGATGGTGGTACGCCGATTATCACGAAAGATGGTGTTACCGTCAGCAAGTCGATTAACTTGAAAAATCCGCTTCATAGGATGGGAGCTGAGTTAATCAGAGAAGCTGCGAGTAGAACAAATGACATTGCCGGCGACGGAACCACAACCGCGACCGTTTTGACACACACGATGGTCAAGTCAGGTTTAAAGCTTTTAGAAGCTGGTTACAGCGCGCAGGATCTCTGTGCTGGCATTGAGCTTGGCACACAGTTTGTCCTTGAGCAGCTAAAATCATCAGCGAAACAGCTGACGACATCAGAAGAAATCGCCCAAGTCGGTACAATTAGCGCCAACGGTGATCGTAACATTGGTGATCTCATTGCAAAAGCGATGGAGCAAGTTGGGCGTGATGGTATCATTACTGTTGAAGACGCAAAAGGCATGTCGACATCACTGGAAGTCGTCGAAGGCATGCAATTTGATCGAGGCTATCTTTCGCCATACTTTGTGACGAACTCTGAAAAGATGAACGTCGTCTTCCACGATGCGAAAGTTCTTTTAACGGATAAAAAAATCAGCACGTTAAAAGAGCTTATTCCGATCCTCGAAAAGTCGATGCAAAATCGTACTCCTCTACTCATTATTGCTGATGAGGTCGAAGGCGAAGCGCTTCAAGGTCTTGTGTTGAATAAGCTTAATGCGAATCTTGCAGTTGTCGCGATTAAAGCACCGGGATTCGGAAGGCATAGGGAAGAATTGTTGAATGATATTTCAACTCTCACCGGTGCAAAGCTCATATCCTCAACAACTGGTGTGAAGCTTGAGTCTGTTACATTGCAAGACTTGGGTTCATTAAAGAAAGTTGTTGTTGATGCGAAGTCATCCACACTTGTCGCGACAGGTGCGACCAAAGATGCTGTAGAAAAGCACGTCGAAGAGTTACGCACACAAATACAGGATCTTGCGCTCACGGTCGAAGAACTCACAAAGTTAAAGGTTCGTATTGCAAAGCTTTCTTCAGGCGTTGCCGTTATTAGAGTTGGTGGCGCAACTGAACTGGAAATGATTGAGAGAAAATATCGAATTGAAGACGCACTTAACGCTACTAGAGCGGCCGCCGATGAAGGTATCGTTTCCGGTGGTGGTATGGCTCTTTACAGTGCGCAAAAACAACTGCTTGATGCTTCAGAAGATGATATTTCTCAAGGTGTAAAAGCAGGCCTCAGCATTATCAGAGATGCATGCTTAGCGCCACTTCGTAGGATCGTACAAAACGCTGGTGGTAATGGTGAAGTTGTCTTTAATGAATTAAACAGAATAAAACAAGACAACACGAGCATTGGTTACAACGCTGCTAAAAACGTCTATGAAGACCTGATATCGTCAGGCGTCATAGATCCTGTTAAGGTCACAAGAACCGCGCTCAAAAACGCAGCATCCGTCGCGACGACATTCCTTACATTAGATGCTGTCGTCGTGGAGGATACCAATGACGTCTGAAAAGTTGCCTGAATCAAGCGTCTTCGACATAGATTGGACATCTATCAACGACGATGTCAAAGTCGAAATCTTGATAGAACACGTAAAATTCATCGAACTATCCAGGAATTGTGTTCGAGTCAAAGGTGCGGCACACGCCAATGTGCGAAGCCTGCTTTTAGCCATGCTGATTTCTCTCATTATGGCATTGAATGAAGCGGATAATAAAACAATCATCTTAACAATTCTTGGTGTGCTGTTTGCGAAAGCCAGCTTCTCTAAACTTCTTGAAGCAGGTATGACAATGAAGATTGAAAGCGCCAAAAAAGATCTTGCCAAATTTATGTCAAGAAAAATTGGGAGAAACCTCGATGCATAATTACCAATGTGGACCCTTATTTTGGTCAGCTTGTAGTTCTGAGGTCTCGATGGAATTTACAGTCGAACCGTATTGGAGTCGTTGTCGATCACGACGAAGCATCGGAAAACACATTACTTGTGATGTGGACGACAGAAGATGGCGTAAAAATGCGATATCACCTAGACGATGCTCTACTTCCGGTGACAGAAGAAACAATACATAAAATAAAGGAGAGAGTTTGAAATATCAGATTGGAGACCTTGTGACAAAACGAACCGGAAGCGATTTCGGAGTTGTTGTCAGCGTCGAAAAAGCGAATGGAGAATCACTGAAGATGTGGAGCCAGTCGCAACAATATTTGAAAAATTCACCCGACATATATTATGTTTTCTTTCCAGGAACCGGATACGAAGGTCCATATTATACCTCGGAATTACTTTTAAAGCAATCTACAAATGGAACTAACGTTCACTGAAGATATGCGAATTGACTTCGGCCCAGACTGCGAGTTCGAGTTACCAAACTACATGACTCGTCTTGCGCCGGAAGAGCTTGACACGGCCGCCGAAGACAAAGAATCTCTCGTCGTCGCTGTTGGAGCGGACCCTAAAGATGGGAAAATACTACTAATCACAGTAACAGGTAAAGTCATGGTTTTTGATGCAAGAGCGTACTACATTCCAGACGGTCCTGCAGAGCCAGCTGATGGCGGCAAGAAAATTTTTCTTGCGAACGTGTTTGAGAGGTGGCCCGGACCCTCTGAGGGATTTTATGTAGATTCTAAATGGATGCTAGAGAAAAGCACTTCGGGCCTCACAGGCGCAGTTTTGCAGACTAATTACAAGCATGAAGATAACAATCCATGAACTGCGCAAGATTATCCGAGAAGAGGTCGGAAGGATGTACACCATCGATAACGCCGGGTTCGGCGGAATGGGTGGTGCCAGTATGTTACAAAGAAACAAGAACGTCCCAGTCCCAGGATTGGGAGATGAAGAGGAGCAAGAACTAGAAACACATGGTGACGAACAAGAAAAATCGCAATGGACAGTACGAGTCAAGGATAGAGAACCACGATAGAGATGACCGCATGGAACTCGAAGGAATCGTAGATGATGCGCTTCCCGGTACATGGTTCAGGGTCATAACAGAGAGTGGAGTCCAGATACTCGCGACACTATCAGGTAAACTTCGACAGAATAATATTAGAATACTACCTGGCGACTACGTCAAGGTCGAAGTAAGCCCTTACGATACTTCACGGGGTCGAATTACCTGGAGAAAATAATATGTACGAATCTTGGATACACACACATCCCTGGATGACATTCACACTTGGCATCATGAGCCTAATGACATTGAATGTTCTCTTCGTGGCTCTTGGTGGTGGATATAAGAAGTTTCCACCCGCCCAAGAGAATAAAAAAGAAGAAGAAAAAGACGCGACAACCGAGGCGGTCCGTAAAGTCCTTTTCGATTGATACTTATCAAGCATGAAGATTACAGTAGGCGAGTTAAGAAGTCTCATTCGCTCGGTCCTTGATGAAGCGGCCGGCGGTATAACTTTACCTCATATGCCAGTAATCCGTAATGCAATGGGACCCGATTTCTCGGATAGAGAACAGCTCGGTAGGATTAGCATGAAAGATAAAGATGATGATGAAATATCTTCGCATCTAATCGAGCCAGTTCACCAAGAAGAAGATTGCTGGGGTCCTGTTCCTCCCACCGGTCAAAACCCATATGCACTGCCTGATCCATACACCAAGGATTATGGCGTGCTCCCGACCCCTCCGATTAAACGATAAAAATAGACCACATGAAACCACCCCCGAATATCGGAGATAAACTGGTGGTCCATGGGATGACCGGATTTGTGGTTCGAGTCCAGTCAGTCGAATGGATTACCAAAGAAGTCGACTGGTTGATTCGACTCGATTGGGGACAATACGGTTCATCCCGGGTTTGGCTCAGAGATGAAGGTTCTGTTTGGCGAAGATTGAGTGAACTAAATTAAGAAGACAACTCAGCCGTAAGCAAATTGTAGAGCGTTGTCTTAACTTGTTCGTAAAGAGTTGGGTCAAACTCGACATCGATAAGATTCATCGAAGTGTATTCTTTTGGAACGTAATTGCCCTCTGTGTCATTGTATCCTTTTGAATAATGAATCATGACAGCGTTCTTTTGTGGACTGACTGTGAACTGTTCGATGCGTATTTTATCTAACGTCATCGTGGTTGGTGTTATATTTGCCGGCATGGTACATCTCTACTTTCAGCTGATTCCTAATTGAGACAACAAAGTTGAATAAAGTGATTCTTTTATCTGGGCATATAGCATCGAGTCGAATGTCACGCTCGTTAAATCGATAAACTCTTTTTGAACAGTGACATATTGTCCATTGAGTTCGTAACCCTTGGAGTAATGAATCACCATCGAGTTTGTCTGTGGATTTACTTCAAACTTCTCGATTTGAATCTTGTCTATAGTGACTGTCTCTACGTTGTTGTTAAGAGTTTTTGCCATAATCTATCCATTAGCTACTTGAAACATATTGATATGTGACTGTCGCGACCCAATAAACCGTTTGGCCGCTACCGCCTGTTACTTGAATTAAAATGTCCGTACCTGAAGTGGTCGTGGAAACGTTCCAAGTAGAATCAGACTCGACAGAAAAATCTATTGAATCCGAACCTTGTCGGCTCAAGCTTCCACCACCACCTGTATAATAAACAGCTCTCAATACATATCCTGCTCGGTTGGCATCAGTGCTGTGACGACCAACGATCCTCGCTTCTATAAGATAAGCACGGCTGGCTGCCGTAGATATCGTAGCGATCGTTGTTGCAGATGTATTTGTAGTAGTTACGGCTGCTGTTGTTGTAACGAAATCGCTCCCGTTATATCCAGAATGCGCTTTTACTCTCACTGCGCCGGTGAATGTTGAACCCGAAACAGTTGCAACCACGCTATTATTAATGGCTAATGTTGCATTACCACCAGCACCACCATCTGTTAATGTGAGTCCTGTTCCTGCTGTAAGAACACGTTCGTTGGTTAAAGTTCCGTTTGTGGCTAAAGTTACATATTGTGCATCGACGGGGGCAATCTCACCGGTATGTGCCAAGGCAACAGCTGATCCACCAATAAACGCTTGAGGACGTCCTGTTGACGTACTCATGCCAAGATCTCCCGCTGCGAGAGGAGTTGAAGAAGCGTTGAACCTTAATACAGCGCCCGGCGCCGAACCGCTGACATTTATGATACCCGCTGCAGCTCTGGTGAAGCCAGCGTCGATTGTGCTACCGTTGGATGCATTGAAACCGAGAATTGAATTGTTTCTGAATATTAGGTGAGGATTATGTTCAATAGTCGTAACAGTGCCAGCATTTGCCCATCTCCAAGTGGTCGAATTGGCGCCGACCAATTCGATGTAGTTTGTTGAACCAAAACGAACGCCGGTATTGACATTTAAATTTCTACCTGGAGCTGCAACAGCGATACCTAAGTAAGCATTTGTGCTGTCATATACCAAGTTAGCAGCTTGAGATATTGTCTTACTTGTTCCTGATACAATCAACACTCTATCAGACGAAGTAAAACCTGTAGAAGATATTGGACCAGTAAATTGTGTTCCGCTAACAGTTGCGACAACAGAATCATTGATATTAAGGGTTACATCACCAGATGTACCACCACCTGTTAGACCAGTTCCAGCATTAACCGCAGTGATATCACCACCGCCACCAGCCAATAAGTCAGTTCCCACGCCGCCAGCGCAAGCTGTCAAATCAATGTATGCGCCTCTGGCTGTTCCGCCTTGTTCAAAAAATCGAATTTTATTTTGGTAGGCATCAATTGTGATACCAGTACCGACAAGCGTCGTATTTGTTACTGGTTTTGCTAATAATATTTCGCCACCTTCATCACCTGAAGAGTTATCAGACCTAAGCTTGTTGCCGGCTGCAATATCTACCCCTGACGCAGTGGAAACTTCTCCCGTGAACCTAGAACCACTGATTGTAGCGACAACGCTATCATTAATCGATAGAGTATAGTTGCCACCAGCACCAGCATCGGTCGAGGTGAGACCTGTGCCCGCTACAAACTTACGCTCATTCGTAAGAATACCTTCTCCGCTTCCACCGGCGAGGATGAGATAATTGGCGTTTTCTGGAGCGCCATAACCTGTGCCGTCTATCGTGATTGCGCCATTCGATGCCGAAGTGATGGTAATAAAACCGCCAGCAGCAATGTAGGAAGTTCCGTCAGTTAATCGAGTAAGAGAACCACTTAATCCTGCATTGTGCTTTGTCACGCCGGTAAACGTCGTGCCGCTGACCGTCGCTACGACGGAATCGTTAATGTTAAGAGTTACATCGCCCGAAGCTCCACCACCTGTTAGACCAGTTCCAGCATTAACTGCAGTAATATCACCAACTGTTCCATCATTCGTAATCGTTACCGAGCCATTCGATCCCGTGGTAATAGAGATACCTGCGCCAGCGATGAGGTAAGAGGTGCCGTTGTATAACTTTGTAAGAGAACCGGTGAGGCCTTGTGCGAACTGCGCAGGACCAGCAACCGAAACAATTCCAGATGTGTTACCGATATTTACACCGCTCGTGGCTCCACCACCCAAGTTAACAGTGGTGGCTGTTGAGTTGACGAGATTGAACGTTGTCGCAGTTGTCGTGATGTCGCCACCGTTAACCGCCACGTCTCCCGCAACGGTTAAGGTATCTGTGTTTTTATCATAGGTTAACCCAGCATCACCACCGAACGTAGAACCACCATCGTTGAATTGGACGTACGTATCCAACCCTCCCGGCGTTGTCGGCACCACGCCGCCGCCACCGGTCGATGTGACGCTTCGGAAGAGACCACCTTGGATGAACTTTGCTTGCAAGGTGTTAGTCAAATCCGTCGCGGTTCCTCTTACAATGACGATACCAACGAAAATAGCTCCGAATTTTGTATCGTCAGCTTCAGTGAATGTTTCTGATGCAATTGCCGACTCAGCCGCGTTCAAAGAGCTGTATACAGCATTTCCGTAATAAACATAAAAAGCTCTATCAACAGAATTAGGGAACCAATAAACTCTTTGTATGGAAAACTGTCCGCCTACAGATGCTAATGTTCCATTGTTGTTGTATTGCGATGGGTCTATGACCGCGTAACCTGCGCCACCAACTCCTGTATCAAGGACGAGCGCAGATGACCCGTTGATGTACAGTCTGTATATTTTTGATGTCGTGACCGCTGAATCGTTGACGGTCGACGAATAGTTGGGGTCGTCAGGGTCGAAAGTATAATTTCTACCTTCCGAATAGGCTTCTCCCGTCGTCTTAGTCAGTCCCAACGTTCCAACACCAGCAGATGAGCTAGCGGCCAAGGAATGCCCAGAAATCTTTAATGCGCCGAACGCTCGGGCAAAGTGGCTTAATTGTTGAGGAACAGAGTACGAGGTCGATGGACTTGTGGACGCAGCGCGTGTGACTGAGTTCTCATGAAAGATTCGACCAATGTTGATGTAGTCTAGGTAATCACCGTTCGTAAAGGGTGTCGTCTGCTGTATGATTCCACCCAAAGAGTTAATTCCGATGTACGTGATAGGCGCGGTCGCAACATACGTTAGCGATTGGCTTATGTACGACGGAAAATTAACCAACAATGTCGTCGGATATGGATCACGCATCGTCGATGCATTGGGAGAGACTATGAGACCTGACCCAGAGGTTATGGAGAATGTCGTCGAACCGGCCGCGGTAGAGAGAACGCCACCGTGGAGAAGACCTGTGGACAAGACAGATTCCAACCACCTGAGACGTGTCGTGTTCGTGAATCCTGGAGAGTACTGGGTGAAGTAAAGGTCGTTGGTCGACCCAGAGGTGTACACGTAGGATGCGGTCGTATTCGTTGGGATTCTCACGGTCCCGACCGGTTTCATCTGGAGGTAATCGGATATTCCGAACGCGCCCGATACGAATGTATCTCCATTGAATATCGAAGAAGGTTGGTCGGCACCCGACGTCGAGAGTGTACCCGATACGTCGAATGTGACACTCGGAACCTTACCGATACCGACACGGTTGTTAGTGGCATCGATGTAGAGTGTGTTGTTGTCGATGCTCAGATTGTTCGCGAGGTAGATGTTGGACCCGGTAAGGGAGATGTTCTTCGTCACCCCGAGGTCTCCACCGATGGAGAAGTTGTCCGTGAAAGAACCGGTCACGCCTGTAAGGGTATCCGTCGTCTTATTATAGGCAAGCCCTGAATCGCCGGCCAAGGCCCCGTCGTCGTTGAACTGGACTTGTGTATTCGACCCGGCTGCGGTACCTGATATGACCAATGTCTGAGCTGACCCTGAGGCGCCAATGTAGTTGACGGAGACGCTACCGCTCGTCAAAATTTTATTATACAGGAAGTCAGGAGTCGAATCGCCCGTCGTGACGCGGACCTTCGTGAACTCTTTTTCAAGAGTATCGTCTATGTCCTCCGACTTAATCGTACCATCGAAGATTTGGACGCCTTTTAATTTAGTAGTAGCCACGGCAATATCTATCCAGATTTTAAGTAATCTAACCCGAATAAATATTAGGTTATCTTAAAGTCGATGTCATCGTAGCGACCATCTGAGCTCGACAAATTTGACTTATGTCAAGAGTTCAGCAGGTTTTACTGTTTTCGTCAATAATCTTTATTCAATGATGAATATTTAGGTTATTGGTGCGTAGACCAACGGGAGCATAGACGTCGATGGCAATCACAAAAGTTCAACAATTACAAATTAGCGGTACACTGGCCTCAAGAGTTTCGGACAGCGTATCCAACGGAAACCTTTTAAAGGCCAACAGAACAATAGAGGACGACCTTAACTCGTTACGTACCCAAGTTAAGTTGATAATGGGCACGAGTGCATGGACCGACAACCTCAGCGGTTCTCAGGACCTTGCAGACATCTACGCCGGTCTTCGTGTAACACCAACCACCGGAACTTCTGCTTTCCAGGGCGCAGTTTATACTGCGGGTGACGTAAACGTAAGCGGCTCGATAGTAACTGCAGGTGATGTGACTGTTGGTGGTAACGACATCAGAGCATCTGATGGCAACGCTAATATAACATTAACTTCGAACACGCTGACGACCTTTGCTGGTGACATAAAGGTAACTGGCAATGATATTCAAGCATCTGATGGTAACACCAACATCACGATGACCTCCAATACTCTCACCACCTTCGCAGGAGATGTTAAGATTGGTGGAAATGACATTCAGGCGTCTGATGGAGCGACTGCTTTAACGTTGAGCGCAACAACAGGCGATGTCGCAGTCGCTGGTGACCTCACTGTTACAGGTAATGATATTAAATCCTCAGGTGGAGTAACTGCGATCACTTTTGATGGCGCACAAGTTCAAACAGCCGGTGACCTCAGAGTCGTTGGAAATGATATTTCTGGTTCTGCTGGTCTAAACATCACGCTTGGCTCCAGCGGTGACATTACAGTCGCTGGTGACGTGACAGTGGGTGGTAACGATATCAAGGCATCCGATGGTAACACCAACATCACGATGACTTCGAACACCTTGACTGAGATTAAGGGTGACCTCCAAGTCACAGGTAACGATATCAAATCATCAACTGGTGGCACTGCGATTACTCTATCAGGAGCTGACGTAACATTCCCTGGTAGCGCTGTTGTTTCAGGAGACTTGACGGTCAATGGAACAATGACCACAGTCAACTCTGTAAACCTCGAAATCAAGGACGCAGTCATCGGCCTAGGCTTCGCTTCTGGTACGGTCCAGCAAGCCTCGGGCGACCGTGGTTGGATTGGTGGTCTTGCCGGTTCGAACAATGTCGCTGCATTCTGGGACGATTCTGCAACAGAGTTCGCGTTCGCGACGACGACCAACAGCGCAACAGGCTCTCTACCAATTCCAATCGTAGCATACTCTAACATCCGCGCCGCTGAAGTTTCAGGTAGTATTGTAAAGGCCAGCCTCGGACTCTCCGGTTCTCTTACAAGGCTTACTGATGGAACCTCAGCATTTATCGCCGGTACCAACGTCACAATTACTTCGGCATCCAATGGCGCAGTTACAATCAACGCTACATCAACTGTTAGCGCGCCAACAAACGCGCAATATTTGACATTGGCTACAAACGGCACTCTTACAGATGAGCGTGTCTTCACACCGGGAACTGGTCTTTCCGCAACTGATGGCGGCGCAAATGGCAACTATACTTTATCGATTAATGATAGCGTAGTCGCGACGGTTTCAGGAACAACATTCCAGGGAACAATTAAACCATCAACAAATAACTTCTATGACCTCGGTTCAACCGGTACAAGATGGTATCGTGGTTATATCGATCAAATAAGTGGTTCACATACTCAACTTGTTGATGGAACTTCAGCGTTCATCGCAGGAAGTGGTATCCAAATCACAACTGGATCTAACGGCGCAGTTACGATCGCAAACATTGCTGCAATCACCGATACTGTCAAGGGTTATCTTCTCGGTAACTCACCATACATCAATACAGGCAATGGTGAAATCACATTCGGCTCTGGTGGCGCTGGTTTCGGTACACTCAATAATGCATCCGACGAATACATTGACGTCTACTTAAACGGCGTCTACCTTGCATTCGGTTACGATATCACAAATATCGGTGGCAATAAGGTAACCCTCGATACCTCAATCACGAGCACATTAACGAGTGACGATATCATATCGATTACGCTCCGCGATATAACCTGATTAATGGTAGAATAAGATAGGAAGGCCTGGGCAACCAGGCCTTTTTATTTTGTGCAGATTTACCCTCTAAAAAATGGCGATAAAATAGGCATTAAAATCAACAAGGGATTAATCAAAACATTATGAGTGACACGCAGAATAATGAGCTAGACGTGCAACGGGCAAAAGTATCTTTCATCGATGGCTTGATCAAAGAAAAGTCTGAACTGATCAGCAAACTTTTAGACGGCGCGAAAGGAGTCGAAGGCTATTCTATCGGATCGAGAGAGACATCAGAAAAGATTGAAGTCCATGTAAAACAACACAAGAAAGAATTGTTCGACCTCTTTGTGCAGCAACAGATCAATGGGGATGCCTATCGATTCATGGACAACATCATCAACTCTTTCTCCTCCATCGCTAAGTCTGTTTCCTCGGAGGCAGAAAAACTACTTTTTTCGAAACAATGCGAATTGACTTTTTTGAATCAAGAATTAGAACGACTCAAGACCCTGCGGGCAAATGAAGTCAGAAAACTCAGTGAACTTGAAGCTCTTGCGGTCATGGCCAAGAAGAGAGATAGACAACACAGACCTGATAGAGACCCAAATACATCGGCTGGGCGCGCCGCGATGGATTTGGCAGAGCGTCGTAAAAAAGGAAAAATCAAATCTTCGTTATCGTGACATATCCGTGTCCAGCATTTGTTCCTGTGGAACCTGTCTGGAAAGAACCCGTGTAGTAGCTTCCTCCGCCACCGCCGTATTGACCATCACCGGCTCCGCCATTGCCTCCACCTGCTCCACCTGAGTAGCCACCACCGCCACCTGCCCAGTTGTAAGCTTGAAAAGTAGTGCCATCGCTAGCACCGCCACCGGCGCCGCCTCCGAAGCCGCCTGAGACTCCGTATGTGCTTTGTCCTGGATTGAAAGTTCCTCCCCACCAGCTACCTGATACGCTGATGCGCGATTGGCCGGAACCGCCGCCTTTGCCATTGCTTCCTGAAGAAAACACGCCTGCTCCGGCGGAACCATACAAAACTCCACGACTACTTACACCACCACCATTTCCATTTGTGCCGCCGAGAGCTGTATTATTGTTTGTGATGCGTATCGTTGTGCCCGAAGTAACATTATGTTTTCCACTAGCTGAGAGAAAGGTTGAAAGTAAATTCGTTCTTGTAGAAGCTCCACCGCCACCGCCGCCTGCCACAGCGTAATAAGTGAAACTCCCAGAAGCATAAACGAATGTTCCACCACCACCGGCGGCGCCGCAATAATTGCCCGTAGGACCAGTACCACGGTCGGCTCCGATTTGTCCAACGACGATTGAGAGAATATCATCTTTATTTAATGATACTCGAGTTTTAACGACAGCGCCGTATCCTCCAGATATCCAAGGCGATGCTTGCGTATTAACACCACCACGAGCACCTGCTACTTCTATATCATAATTTGCCGTGGCCGGAACTGTCCACTGTTGAATTCCTTCCGTCGTCACATTGAAATAAGAAGTGTTGCTTAGCCAAGAATTTGAACTTGTGTTGTATGAATTTAAGCAATTCGTCAACGTCGGTCCTCTATGACCGGACGCTGACGCGTTCGTAAACGTGAAGCTAGAAAAAGTGTATAGATCCGCCGAAGCAGTAGAAGTGGTAGAAAAAAAGCCTAGTGGAAAAACAAACATAGCCTATCACGTGTAATTCTGGACAGAAGTCGCAAAGTAAGTCGTTCCATCATAAACAAAGCTATAGACATCGTATTTGTTTGCTCCTGCTGTCATGGTCGGGGCCGAGGCTGCGGGCCATGAGACTGCGCCGGGCCAGTTAATCGTGTAAGAACCCGCGGAATTTTGTCTGATGATAAGCATGTAAGTTCCGCCTGATTTACCGTTGCTGAATGAGAATGTAGTTGGATTCGCATTTAATGTGAACGTTTGTACGTTTCCTGTATTCCAGTCGACCGTCGTATTCGATGTTGTGTTTCCATTTGCATCGATAGCAACATACGCTTGACTTCCTGAAACAATAAGAGACCCTGTCACGGTCAAGGAATTTGTGATCGCCGCGCTACCAGAAACTTTCAATCCAGGGAACAACTCAACCACATCGAGAGAAGAACGGTATCTTACGTGCGCGTTTGATCCAAGTTCATTAACTGTCGGGCCGGTAGATCCGCTACCAAATAGAAGTCCAGACCCATCTAAGCTTGTGTGGTCTGTTGCGCCGCTAAGAATCGTGATGTACTTATCTCCGACGATAAAAGATTGTTGGTTCAGCGTTTCTACATAATAAAAGCTGGCCGTTCCAAGTACAGTCAGGTTTTTTGTGAACCTCGCACTTGACCCAGTAACATCTCCAACAACAGTCAAGCTATCCGTGGTTTTATTGTAGGTTAAACCTGCATCGCCACCGAATGTAGAACCGCCATCGTTAAATTGAACATAGGTGTCAATACCAGCGGGAGATGTCGTTGCGGTTGATGTCAAAGTCACAAACCCGCTTGAAGACGAAGTAATCGATATACCCGTCCCCGCAACAAGGTACGAAGTGTCGTTGATAAGTCTAGTTAAAGATCCGCTTAATGAACCGATTCTCATGATTTAATGCCCATAACTATCATAATATCAAACATCAAAGTAAAAAAGTTGAGTATAAGTGAGCCGGCTTGTGGTTATTGACGCATCAGTGGACTGTGTATGTAAAGTAGTCCATGTCGAATTGTCGTTACTGCCCTCTAATGTCCACCGCACAGGATCTCGTCCAGTGACGTCATTGGCTGTCGCGTATCTAAACGCATTAGCGACCCGTCTTACACTGGCTCCAAAGTCTATGACAAACTTCCAGGAAATAACGGCTCCATATATTCCACCGTTTCCGCTATAATCAAGAAATTTGGTAGATGTGTTGTTATCAATTCCCTTAGATGGCTCCTCGCCTACTGGATTGGCGCCGCCAGGATTGGTTGCTGTCGCTCCCGTGTAATTCACTCGAGACCCGTTGTAGAAAAGATCAAGCTCAGCAAACTGCATTATGCCCACTGGAAAAGAAGGTAGATCTGCGGTGTTGTCCCTTACCTTTGTGACAGAAAATCGATAATAACGGTACGCCGCTCGAGCTTTTGGTAGAGGAGAAACAGGTCCAAGGGATGAAATTCTTCCTAGCATAAATCATCCGAACGATGACATTTGACCAAGCGTTTTCCACGTGCTTCCGGATCTTATTAAGCTGAATCCAAAGATGTCTTGTTTATTCGCGTTACCTGTTGGTGTCACACCATTTGCCCAGTTGATAGTTGATGAGACACCTCCGATTTGAACAGCGCTGACAATACGAGCTGTAGTGCTCTGTGATAATATCACTGTCGTAGTAATGATTCTCAAGTTGGTTGTTGGGACGTTTGTAAAGTTAGCTGTGACGTTTCCAGTTGGGTTATTAACATAGAATATTGAACCTTGAGTTATATCAAAATTAACCACACCAGTGCTACTGTTGTAGTTTGTCATCGATTCAATTATGCTTCCACTAAACTCAGAATAGCCTCCCATTAAAGAGCCAAATGAGGATGTTACTGGGCCTGTAAATTTTGACCCAGACAATGTCGCAACGATGGAATCGTTAATCGCTAAAGTAACCGCACCATTAGAACCTGAAGTTATAGTCGTACCAGTCCCCGCAAGGAGGTATGAAGTTCCATCTGCGAGTTTCGTAAGAGAACCGGAAAGCGCTGGTGATTTAATGGAACTTGAAACTACAAGCGAACCAGTTATCGTCGCGTTTTGAGTGATGAATACGCTTCCTGAAACGCTCAACCCTGGGAATATTTCTAATGTGTCTGTACTATCTCTAAATAAAATATGTGCATTCGCGCCGAAAGAATCGATCGTAGGACCAGTCGATCCGCTACCAAATAAGATACCAGACCCATCCAACGTCGCATGATCAGTTGCGCCACTGAGAATTGTGATGTACTTGTCACCAATAAGAAGACTTTGCTGGTTTAGGGTTTCAACGTAATAGATGCTGGCCGTCCCAGTTACAGTAAGGTTGGTGAAGCGGGCGTTTGATCCTGTAATATTACCAGAAAGATTAACTGAGTTAGTAGCTTTTTCAAAAGTGAAAGCTGACACACCGCCGAATGAACCGCTATCATTGAATTGAATATGTGTGTTTGACCCACCCGGTGAAGTCGTCGCAGTAGAGGTAAATGTTACTGCGCCGTTTGAAGCAGAAGTAATTGATATGCCACTGCCAGCAATGAACGCGGAAGTTCCATCTATTAACTTGGTCAATGAGCCGCTAAGACCCACGCTGTGTTTTGTTGCTCCCGTAAATGTTGTACCTGAAACAGTCGCAACAATAGAATCATTTATTGCAAGAGATATGGCGCCACTGGCTCCACCACCGGTCAATCCAGTTCCTGCGGTAATAGATGTGATGTTATTACCGCCACCGCCGTTGATAACTGTAACTTTCCATGTACCAGAAATAGTACCAAAGCTTGATAAATCGACCGTCGCGACTCCAGATGAGGTCGCTATGACTTCATTTGGAATAACTTCATAATCATTATTGTCATAGATGCTGATGATAACGTACTGAGAATTTAATCCGTGATTTACAGTTAAAATTCCAGAGGATAATGATGCGTTAGTAAACGTAGTAGTGTATGAATTTCCTACGCCTCCAGGCGCGCCGGACGAACCTGACGTCAATATTCTTACGGTTATTATGTCATCAGGATTTAAAGTCGTATTGAGGTGGATCGTGTTATTGCTTGGTACTGTATAGTCGTTACTAACGCCTGCAGTAAGAAGCTGACCATTTTTATAAACGTCAACATCTGCTTCTTGATCATAGCCATTTGCAAGTATCCCGACAGGGGTAATGTCGATATTACCTGAACCATCTTGTTCATATCCGTAAAAGAAACCTTTGGCATATCCGGCAGGAGATGCCGCTTGAATCGTTACCGCGCCATTGGACGCAGAAGTTATCGTAACATTATCGCCTGCAATGAGATACGATGTTCCATCTGATAACGTAGTAAGAGAACCAGACAAACCTGTTTTGGCCGTCAGCGAACCACTGGTAACGACATTTCCACCAAACAGAGCTTTTTCATTTCCTGTTGGACCATTTGAAACATAGAAGAAAACGTCAGTTCCTTTGTCAAGAGGAGAGTCTATCGATTCTACACCCGCAAAAGCCGCCGAACCTGTCGTAAAAATAGAACCATTCGTTGTACTGCTAAAGAAACTATCACCGCCGCCTGTAGCTATCGAAGAAATTGTGATTGAACCGTTTGAAGCTGATGAAATGATGACATTACTACCTGCAATAAGATACGGAGTTCCATCAACAAGCTTCGTAAGTGAACCACTCAGCCCTAGGTTAAATTTAACTGCGCCTGTAAATGTTGTGCCCGAAACCGTCGCGACAACAGAATCATCAACATCAAGAGTGACCGCACCCGACGCACCTCCACCTGTTAAACCGACTCCAGCATTAACAGCTGTAATGTCTCCAACAGTTCCATCATTCGTAATAGTAATGGCACCAGAAGAACCCGTGGTGATGGAGATACCACTTCCTGCGATAAGATATGAAGTTCCATCGGTCAACTTGGTGAGTGAACCCGAAAATGCTGGTGCTGTTACTGAGCTTGAAACGATAAGTGAACCAGTTATCGTCGCATTCTGCGTAACGAACATGCTTCCTGAAACACTTAATCCAGGGAATATTTCTAGTGTATCACTATCACTTCTATACAAAATATGCGCGTTCGCGCCAAGAGCATCGACTGTGGGTCCTGTTGAACCGCTACCGAACAAAAGACCTGATCCATCTAAGCTTGTGTGGTCTGTTGCGCCGCTAAGAATCGTGATGTATTTATCACCGATGATGAGACTTTGTTGATTTATCGTTTCGACGTAGTAGATGCTCGCAGTGCCTGTTACAGTGATGTTATTGAACAGAGCATTAGACCCGGTTATATCACCTTGAACGTTTAGAGAATTTGTCGCTTTCTCAAACGTAAATCCTGAAACCCCACCAAAAGAACCGCTATCGTTAAATTGGACGTACGTGTTTAAACCACCAGGGGACGTTATCGCAGTTGAAGCAATTGTTACTGCGCCATTGGATGCTGATGTTACGCTGATTCCCGTACCTGCAATAAGGTATGACGTGCCATCGGTTAATCGTGTAAGTGAACCGGATAAACCATCTGCAAATTTTGTCGACCCAGAAACATCAAGACCGAGTGCGCTGGAAAGAATTAACTTTCCTGTCTTGTTTTCTATCCTTGAATTTGTTCCATCATGTTGAATATTAAGATCTGGGTCGTTAATATCACCAAAGGACGCTCTAACTCCATCCCAAAAGCCAAGTCTTTCCTGTCCGTCTCCCGTGTTAAACGTCCAATAGTTACTTCCACCGGCACCAATGTTTAATGCGCCAGCGCTATTGTCTTTAAGCTGCCAAACGAGATCAGCAGACGCAGTCATCGCAAGATTGACGAGTGTCAGCGTGTCAGTGCTGCTGTTATATGTCAATCCAGAATCACCAGCAAAATTCCCGCCACTATTGAATTGAACCTGTGTATCGACTCCACCAGCGCTTGCCACCGCTGTTGAATTGATTGTAACTGAACCGTTAGAAGAAGTAGAAATTGATATGTTGCTTCCAGCAACGAGGTAAGAAGTTCCATCAACTAACTTAGTAAGAGAACCAGATAAACCTGCGTTGTGTGTTGTAACTCCCGTAAAAGTTGTACCAGAAACTGTGGCAACGACAGAATCATTAATATTGAGAGTCACAGAGCCCGATGACCCACCACCACTTAAACCGACTCCTGCGTTGACTGCAGTAATGTCACCGACGGTTCCATCATTTGTGATTGTTATCGCACCGGACGAACCTGTCGAAATAGAGATACCAGAACCTGCAATGAGATATGAGGTACCATCCGTTAATTTAGTAAGTGAACCGCTGAGTCCTGCATCGTGCTTTGTAACACCAGTAAATGTCGTACCAGAAACAGTCGCGACGATAGAATCGTTAATGTTAAGAGTAACAGCACCTGAAGAGCCTCCGCCTGTCAGGCCGGTTCCGGCATTAACTGCAGTAATATCTCCAACAGTTCCATCATTCGTAATTGTTATTGCGCCAGAAGAACCCGTAGTGATGGAAATACCCGAACCAGCAACGAGGTATGATGTTCCATCCGTTAGCTTTGTCAAGGAACCTGACAAGCCATTCACAAATTTTGTCGAACCAGAAACGTCAAGTCCAGACGCGCTGGATAAAATCAGCTTTCCTGTTTTGTTTTCTATCCTCGAATTTATACCATCGTGCTGAATGTTTAGGTCTGGATCGTTGATATCACCGAACGATGCTCTAACGCCATCCCAGAAACCAAGCCGCTCCTGCCCATCACCAGTATTGAACGTCCAATAGTTGCTACCACCAGCACCAACATTAAGAGCTCCTGCACTGTTGTCCTTGAATTGCCAGATGAGATCAGCAGACGCAGTCATCGCAAGATTAACCAATGTCAGTGTGTCAGTGCTGCTGTTATAAGTTAGTCCAGAATCACCAGCAAAATTTCCACCGCTGTTGAACTGGACTTGTGTATCGACTCCACCTGCGCTGCTCACAGCAGTCGAGTTGATTGTAACAGCTCCATTGGACGCGGAAGCTATTGTTATATTGCTACCTGCAATGAGGTATGAAGTTCCATCAACTAACTTAGTGAGTGAACCCGAAAGACCTGTATTAAATTTTGCTACTCCAGAAAAGGTAGAACCTGAAAGGGTCGCGACGACAGAGTCGTTGATGTCAAGAGCAACATCGCCCGAAGAACCACCACCCAACAATCCTGTTCCTGCAGTGATTGATGTTATATCACCAGCTTGACCTGAAATGGTAATAGCACCATTAGATGCAGACGTAATCGTGATATTCGAGCCTGCAATAAGGTATGATGTACCATCGATCAACCGTGTAAGTGAGCCTGACAATCCTTGTGTTGCAGAGATTGAACCTGTAACATCCATTCTACCCGTTCCGATAGAAGGACCCACATTAATTCTAACAATATCTCCTCTATTTGCATTTGAATCGCCTGTTCCATCACCAACGACGAATAAAGAAAAATCATTGTCTCTCTTGTTGTATTTACCAATAACATGCTGGTAAGAACCAGAGGCAATTGTTCCTAAACCCTCAGCATGAGAATATTGACCAACAGCTTCTGCTTGCTGACCTTCAGCATGAGAATAATCTGCTGAAGCAATTGTTAATAGACCTTCAGCATGGGAATATTGACCCGAGGCGGTTGATCTATCACCTTCCGAATGTGAACCTTCGCCCGTGGCATTAGTGTCATTTCCTTCGGCATGGGAATACAAACCCGAAGCTATTGTTGAAACACCTTCAGCATGAGAATAGTTTCCTGATGCTGTGTTACTCCACCCTTCAGCGTGGGAGTATTGTCCGCTTGCCGTTGTTGTTCTACCTTCCGCATGCGAGTAAATTGCTTCAGCTTTAGCGCCATCACCTTGTGCTAGTGAACCTGTGAGATATAGTCTCGATCCATCGAACGTGAAATTAGAGCTGGCACCGAAAGAACCATTGTCATTATACTGAATCTCATTATCATTACCAGCGGCAGGGGTTGTGGTGGAGGTAGATGAAATAGTAACACCACCGTTCGACGCAGATGCTATTGTTATATTGCTGCCTGCGATGAGGTAAGATGTGCCATCAGCCAGCGTCGTCAGTGAACCACTGATACCTTGTGTAAAAACGCCTTTACCTTGGACTTCAAGAGAACCTGTTAGCTCAAGAGCGTCACAATCAAAAGAAAAAGAACCTGTTAACTCACAACCATCGACCTTTATTCCACCGCTGACAATAAGGTCACCACCAAAAACCGCGACTCGTCTTTTATCTGGATTATCAGTGTTTATCGACCCGCTGACGTAGAAATAGACATCGTCCCCTATATTGCTGTATAGAGAACCTGTATTACCGGGTTGTCCGGCAACTATCGAAAGAGATTTAAGGGCCGTGTCTGACATTACTCTACCTAAATATTGCCTCTAAAGCCATCGGTAAAGATTTCATTTTTAATATTTCAGACCCTATAATTCCTCCTAAAAAACAATCATCGCCATCATGTGATCCACCAGAAACAGGCGCACAAACAAAACCAGCGATAAATTGCCTTAATTTAATCGTCATTCTAAAGCTCAACTCGACAAGTATAATATATCTTCTTAGACCCGGTACGGGCCTAAATACCTTGTCGAACTTTGGCTTTTAGTCTAGATTATTTCTTTTTTAAGAATGTTGAGATAATCTAAATATTTTAGTAATTTAATCCTGAGGGCGCTGGATGGCGTTCATGCCTTCAGCTTTACAACCTTTGGTGCTTCCTTGACTGGAAAAACAAACCACTGTTGTAAAGTTTCATCCCACGAATGAAGTAAACCGTCCGCGCTAACTTCTTTTACCGTACAAACATGTAGCGCCTCTCTTCCATTACGAAAGCGGCTTACGATAATTTCTGAACCAATTGTGCCCACGAACTTTCCTTCGACGATCGCATCAGGAAGAGAATCAGGCTTGAAACCACGCTTCACTTTCTTTGTCTCAATCTTTTCAATCTTCTTTTTCTCTACCTTTTCTGTGAACTGCTTTCTTTCAATAGCCATGCTTTTTCCTCCAGCTCCAATATAATACTAATGCTCCATCATTGGGCGGCTCATTGCCAAGTTTGTTTCTAAAAAAGATCTCCCAAGCTCGTGAAGCATATTCACCAATACCAGGTAATTCTGAAACGTGCGACCAATTTTTAGTGAGATATGCGCGGGTCATCTCGAACAGCCGTTGCGTTCTTCTATTACGAAAGCCTAAAGGTGCAATAAGATCTGCAACTGTGTTGTCATCAGCAACAAGAAAGCTTTCTGGACTCGGCCACTGTCGAAAGAATTCAGGAATAACTTTTTCGACCTGTTTCCTTGATGTGCAGTTCAACATAAGACATGCCACGAGACACTTCCACTCATCTGGGAAAAGGTCTTCTT